CGATTACAGCAATGTGAAGAAGGACCTATTTGATAAAATGACCGGAAACATTCCAGAATTAGTTGATCCTGCTAATGCGGATTCTCGAGTAAACTCATATCCAAATGCATATTACACAGATAATTTAGCGGGTCCTGAACCATCTATAAGAGGAAGAACTTTATATATACCATTAAATAATTGGTTCGGACTGAAATCTCAAATGGCATTTCCATTAACATCTCTGCAATACAATGAGTTGCATATAAATATTACATTAAGACCAATTAATCAATTATTTGTAATTCGTGATGTGTTTGATGCAACTAACAATTACCCTTATGTTGCTCCTAATTTTAATTTATGGTATATGCAATTTTACCGGTTTTTACAGCCACCACCAGACGTAAGCATAGATATTGATTCATACACAGACACACGCACATTATGGAATGCAGACGTACATCTAAACTGTACTTATTGTTTTTTATCAAATGAAGAAGAACGTTTGTTTGCACTGAATGAACAGAAATATTTAATTAAACAGGTGAATGAAAAGATTTTCTATAATGTGACTGGACCCAATAAAATAGAATTAGAATCTATTGGTATGGTTTCTAATTGGCTCTTTTATTTTCAGCGAAGTGATGCTAATTTAAGAAACGAATGGTCTAATTATACAAATTGGCCATATAATTATTTGCCATTAAATGTAGTACAGGCACCTACATCTGGCATTTATACCGTTTATCGAAATATTAATGGTGTACTAACACCCGTACAAATAGGACCTGGTGTAAATCCAGATGGAATAACTACGGGATTTGGTTCATATAGAGAAAATATACAACCAGCAGGAGTATATGATTATATAGAAAAATATACCAGAACTACAGGAAATGCACCTTCCGGTTTATATTGTTATAATTTTAGTATTAACTCAAATAATTCAGATATGCAACCATCTGGAGCAATGAATATGAGCAAATTTAATCAAATCGAATTAGAGTTCACTACAATACTTCCTCCATTGGATCCATTGGCTCAAAGTTTAACAATATGTGATCCTGAGACGGGGAATATAATAGGTGTCAATAAACCTACTTGGAGAATTTTTGATTACAATTTTGATTTACATATATTTGAAGAACGAATAAATGTTATTAACTTCATAGGCGGAAATGTAGGAATGGTTTATGCTACATAATATTTTTTACTTATAATAAATAATGTAATAACGTAATGTAATAAATTTTTATTAAATTATAAATTAAATTATAATAATTTAATATATAATTATTATAACTGATGACTACTGAAACAAGCTCTATAGATGAGAAAAAAAATGATCCAGCAAGTAAAATAGATTTCAAAGGGTTTGCTAAAAACTATATATCCAGCATTATTTTTTCAATTGGATTTAATATTTTTATATTAGGAACAATTGGCTTATATACAACTAAAGTAGCTCAAGCTAATATTTTACCTGATAATCCAGATCTTGCACCTTATACAATTTTTGATCGGATAATAAATAATGATATACCCATTGATATAAATATTATGAAACCAAACTTCATGTCCGAAGATAAAGAAACATTTTCTCAAAAAGCTATTTTTGATTCTCAGAAATATTTAGATAGTTTCAGTAATAGCTTTTTATGCAGTCTAAAAAAAGCAGCAATACCTACATATGTATTAGCAAATATACCATTATACTATTCCTCAGTATATGATAATTTAATACCCAAAATATTTTATATAATCAATGCTTTTTTCTTTAAAATGAGTTATATAAACGAATCTGTGTTTATGTTTTTTTATGGTTTGTTATATTCATTTATTTGGACAATTATATTTTTGTGTGCATTATTTTTTAGTTTGTATTGTCATATTGCTAATATACCACAAATATTTAGATATGTGGCAAAACGCCCAAAAATTAATGACCCTGCTCTAAAACCTTTAAATGAACCAAAATGGGAATCAGAGGAAAATATAAGTCTGTTTCGATTTTGGAGAATCATAATATTCCTTATTTATCTTTTTATCTTTTTTGTCCCGTCTATCTTTGTGTCCGCAATTACCGTCACTGTTTATGGATTTTTTGCACCTCTGTATGCTACATATAAAATAAAAGATGATAAAACTAACAAAACTAAAGGAATATTTGATTTTATCAAAAACACATTTAAATATAAAAAATTATACTTCTTTATACTTGCTACTATAAGTTTAGTATCAAACGGAATTAATCATTTTGGTTCTGCTTCTGCAATTAGCTTTGGAATAGCTGTTTTAGTTGCATGGTTTATGGGATTATATGGCAATCCTATGCCAGAATCTGGAGTAAATGGTTTCAGTGTTGGAGTAAGAGAAACACCAATACAATCTGTAGTTAATGTATTGAACACTAAAAAATTAGTCCAGATATGTAGTATTATACCAATGGTTGATGAAAAAATAGATAAGATATTAAATAATCCAAAAATAGTTATCAGAGAAATAAAAGAAATTGAAGGAGGAGGTAAAAAAGTAACATTTAATAATAATATAGAAATGTTTACTTTCAAGCCTAATAATAAAAAAAATGTTGATACGACAAATTTAGATACGACAAATTTAGATACGACAACTTTAGATACGACAAAATCAGAAACAATAAAACCAGAAACAATAAAACCAGAAACAATAAAACCAGAAATGACAACTTTAGAAACAATAAAACCAGAAACGACAAAATCAGAAACGACAAAATCAGAGAGTGTGAATCCAGAGACAATTAATACAGAAACAACTAATACAGAATTAATGACTGGAGGAAAAAAAATGAAGAGAAGTTACAATAAAAAATACAATATTAAATTTAGTTAAAATGATATAAATAGAACTAACAATATATTTTATGTCTAATAAAAAGAAGAATGCAAAAAAATCCAAAGGATTGCCACTTGTTAGTTTATGTACTCCAACATTTAACCGCCGACCATTCATTCCATTTATGATAAAATGTTTTCAAGACCAAACATACCCTAAAGATAAAATAGAATGGATCATTATTGATGACGGAACAGACCCTATTGAAGATTTAGTTAAAGATATCCCACAGGTCAAATATTTTTATTATGATGAAAAAATGGTTCTTGGCAAGAAACGCAATTTAATGCACGCAAAATCCACTGGAGATATTATTATCTATATGGATGATGATGATTATTATCCTCCTGAACGTATTTCACATGCGGTTGAAATGCTACAGAATAACCCAAAATGTTTAATTGCTGGCTCATCCGAGATGCACATTTATTTTGAGTCAAAAAATACTGTATATCAATGTGGACCTTATGGGCCTAATCATGCTACTGCCGCAACTTTTGCTTTCAGAAAAGAATTATTGACTAAAACAAGATACAATGAGGATGCTGCTTGTGCCGAAGAAAGTGGGTTTTTAAAACAATATTCGTTTCCAATGGTTCAATTAGATACATTAAAAACAATATTAGTTTGTTCACATAAACATAATTCCCTGAATAAAGAAAAATTGTTATTGGAAAATCCAGAACGTACAAGAACTGTTTTATCTCGTTTTACTATTGATGATTTTATAAAAGATCCTATTTTAAAACAATTTTATACTCACGATATGAATATGTTATTAGAAAATTATGAACCTGGAAAACCTGAAAACAAACCAAAAGTCTTAGAACATCTGAAAAAATTGGAGGAAGAACGTGCAAAACGAGAAGAGATGATGACATTACAGTATAAAATAAAATCTATGTTCAACAATAATGCAAACACTATTGCAATGACAGAAGTAGAAAAAATATGTATATCATATGAGCAAAAGCTGCAAGAAAATAATCTGTTGATTAATGAACTATTCAAAAAAGTTAAAATGCTTACAGAAGAAAATAAAAATCTAAAATCCGTAATGTGTAAAGCTAATGAAGTTAATGAAATTAATAATATTAATGTATAAATATTTTTTATTCACATGTTAAATAAAAAATATATCAATCATCTTCTATATCATCTACTTCTGCTATTTCATCGGTTTCAGCATTTTCTTTTGTATATTTCTCTAAATATCTATAAATTCTATTAATATCCAACTTTGATATTTCATAATTTTCAAATAATGCCTCTATTTCGGTGCTGTTATATTTATTTTTAATAACCAAGAAAAAAGCAAACATATCATTTTTATCCATCGACAATTCTTGACATAAATTTTGAATAAAAATAGAATTATTATATTCTGTAGAATATTTTGTCAATACTTTTGTAAATCTTACTTC